CGCTTGATTGTCTTCTTTTGTGTCGATATTTGTTCGCCTTACATCTCTTGGATCAGGGATTCTTGGGGGCTGAGTAGGTGCTATTCCTACAATCTCACCAGGAGTTCCATCAGGGTTTTGTAGTGCTATAACATTCTGCCCTGTTTTAGGGTCATTAATAGTCATCGTCTTACCTGTGCCTTTAGAGGCTTCAGCTTCTGCCTGCCTAAGTGCCTCCATACGAGCTACGGATAATTTAGGATCAAGTCCTTCTCTGCTGGCAAATCGTCCAAAGTCCTGAGGTCCAAGACTAGATACCGGTACTTGGTTCTGTGGATCTTCTAGCTGTGCCTGCATGAAGCGATTACGGGCATCGCCATTACCAAGTGCTTGCAGTCCAGGCATAGCGATGTCCGCCTGACTCTGTGCCTGTGGGCTAGCTGTCTGTGACATCAGGGACTGCATGAATTGGTTCTCTGACATCCGATCCTCTTCCGCCAACTCGTCTGCCGTTTTCTGTCTAGCCATGCCCTGCCGAATGTTTTCCTTTTGCAAGTCTTGGAGATTTTTCGCTTGTTTAAATTGATCAAGTTGCAAATCGTAAGTCCGATCTGCATTCATTTTATTAATGAACTGATTGGCTAGGTCTTTGTCATTCTTAGCGGCATCTGCTACCTCCTCGGACATACCTAATTTTAAGTATGCTTGCTTGAGTTGTTCCTTCTCTTGTTTGTCTTTTTTCTTCTGATAGAACTTATCAACGATTCCACCTAGTGCCTGCCCAAATGCTAGATTCGCCTGTGCCTGTGCTTGTCCCGCTTTTTGAATGGGACTGAAGTCTGCCCTTAATAAACCCGCCTGAACTGTGTCTCCTATTGCCATGATATTAAAATAATTTGTATCCGCCTGAACTCATAGTGTTTCCACCACCGCCTCGATATGTACTTATCCCTTGTCCGAAATTTTGGTTTTGATTAACTCCCGATTGCCCCAGCTAACCTCCAGCCATTGCTGATCCAATGCTACCCATCATACTTCCAAATGCTTGAGCCGCACCAGCCGCACCAGCTTCTTTAGCCGCATATGTGTTGGCTAGGTAATTCGCACGATTTGCATATTCGGCCATTCCGATATTAACTCCAGCATCAGGATTAATTCGTGTAACCTCTTCCTGTGGGATGCCGAACATTGCGGCTCGTTGACCATAGCCTTGTTGGACAAAATTCTGTCCACCACCAGTAAGCATTCTAGGATCGTATGATGTTGCCTGGTTTCCTCTCATCGCATAACTCCCAAGCGATTGTGCCTGGTTTCTGCTATCTTTAATTATATCCCTTAGATAATCCTCTCGGCTCATTGCTTCGGCGGCAATACCTGCATTATCCATTTCTCGCCCTCTTGAGACCAAACCTTCACGGGCAGACTGAGTTGCCCGTCTGCGCATCTCCGGTGATAAGTCAGTCATCTGGGACTCACGAAATGCATCATTCGACATTTGGTTAGCCTGCTCGACTCGGGCTTGCATGAGTGGATCGGATGATCGAATAGCCTGAGTCATGTCTGACCCGAATCGATTCATTAGGGAGATATCAGACCCCGCTTGGCGCTCTGCCATTTGGGAGCCAAACTCCTGTGATCGCATTGCCTGATCCTCGGCAAGTTGTGCCATTGGATCGGCCGCTCTTCGAGCTAGGCTAAGTTGCAAGTCCTGGTACTGTGGATCGTATTGTTGACGAGTTTGCAGTAGTTTATTCTGCAAGGCTGGATCGGACATTGCATTTACATACTCCCGAGCCGATCCTCCCACATCGAATTTCTCTAAGGCAGGTGCATCTTTTCCACCGCCAAATAATTTATTAAGAAAGAATGATGGGACCCCTGACGAGTTTACAGGTACACCCGCACCGCCTTTTGATTTTAATAGTTTGGCTTCCTTATCATTAATATAAGCTAATTTCTCACCTTCCGGTGCGGCCATGTTTAGTACCGTAGCGGCTTGTTTAAGTGGGTCTTCGGGAGCATAAGACATTATGCCCGAGTTTGTTATCTGACCACTTGCACCTGAACGATTAAGGATTTCTCGTTCCATTGGATTTATATAGGCCAATGATTCGCCTTCGGGTGCTTGTGTGTTAAAGTCATCCATTGCCTTGTCGAAACCAGGGTCTTTAGTTTCTGTGGATGTAAAAATAATTCCGTCCGAAGTTACCTGTTGGCCTCGATCATTAGTCCATGACTTTGCCTTGCCTGCATTTAATAATCGTTCGACCAATCCATAATCATCGTAATCGGTGTAAAGCGGTACAAAATTCCATAAATTCATAATTCGATTAGGTTTTAATGATGTAATTTAAAATGATTGTGGGCTGGACATTGTTGTGGGGCTGGTCACCGCCTGTACTGGTAGTTGGGCTGTTTGCGTTGCGAACCCCACCGCTATTTCCGCCGCTAGTGTCGAAGTCATTTGTAGTATTTCGGTCAACAACTTGAGTGTGACTATGACTCGGCATCTCAGATACGATTAGCGTATGGTCTTCTAGTCCACCGGATGCTCCTAAGTTATCTCCATTTATTCCACTTTTTGCGGTGGTTAAACGATCAGCAGATGTGCCACTCATATTATCCCGACCAGCGATTACTCGACCACGAAGGTCAGGTATATTGAAGGTGGTTGATCCGTCTCCGCCTCCGTAGGTCGTTCCTAGAACTGTAAATAGTGCAGTATTTACTGAATTTACTTGGCGGTCTTGGGCTGAACCATCGCAAAGTAAATAACCTAACGGGGCAGATGAACCCGCATAAGGCAAAATCGATCCTGTTGGCATAAGTACACTTACTGCCGCACTATTCAGCTTGGCCGCTGTAACTGAGTTGTCCTTGATGTGGTCTGTACCGACTGCACGATTGGCATCTACAGAAGCATCGCTGGCTAACTCGTTTGAGCCGATGCCATTGCTTGGTACTTTAAGCTTACCTGTGCCTGTGTCTTTAACGATAGTCGACTCATCTGCCGGATCGTCAAATGACGCAAGGTCCACAATGTCTTGCAGTTTTTGTGCGGTTACTTGATCGCCTGATGCGAAAGATTGTCCTCTTGATAATATAGCCATGATTTTACCTTATGAAATAGATGTGGTTGATCGGTCAGTTATTCGGGCATCTACTTTGACTGCACGAATGTATGGGCGACCTAAGAATGGTTTGATGTCTGCCTGAACTCCAAAGCCTCTCTTATTTACTCGAAGCCTTAGAGAGGCATCCTCCGAGTTGGCAAGTGTGCTTCCAAGCAAGGTTGAGGCGTTAATTGATGCAGTAGTGGAGTCAGGTTCCTCGGTTATAAATTCAATAGCACTATCGGTCTGAGAGTTATTAGATTTCATCTGAATCTCGGACCGGCTAAATACTTTTCGGTCCATACTATCAGCATCAAATTGGCGGGAAGTTAGCTGGCTTATTACAGGAATTGTTTCAGCAGATGCCTGGCCAGGTGTAACCGATACAACATCCCCGCCCTCAACTGCATCTACCTTATGAACTCCTCCTTCTTCGGTGGTTATGTACAAGGCATTTTGTGCGCCTTCCCGAGCTACTATTAATTCCCGAATTGCAAAGTCTATCGAGTTTACAGAGTCAATGCTCTCAAACCCGCCATTAATAAAATTAAATATTATAATGGTATTCAACTTCCTACCATTGCCACTACCTGGTGCAGAATCCAAGGGCAAAGCGATCCAATATCTGTTATTAAAATAAACTGCACAGGACAGGTGAGCATAGTCCTGATTTATTCGATCTATGTAGGGCTGAATTGTTTCTGATATTGGTGTGCCTGTTCCTCGTAAATTGTACTCATCCATGAACTCAACCGAGTAGATACCTTGGTCGGATAAAAATAAAATTTTGTTTGCTACCTGAACAATAGATTTGCGAGCAGATGCACCTATTTCATTGGTTACCACATTAGTGGACACATCGGAAAGAGATCCACTTACCCCTGTGAGCAGATGAATCGATTTACGATTGAATGCGACTATGCTATCCTGTGTAAAAGGCTGAAGGCCAACCAGGTAATCGCTCTTGCCAGCAGATACTCGGAATTGATTTCCGATGATGTCGAATGTGTCTGAATCGAATATATCGGATGCCGCTAATTCGTCCCTAATTTCTCGGTCTACGGGGTTTGTGTCGGAGGTATACCAGTATGGAACCCATAGCCTACGCTGATGAAATTCTCCCCAAGGGGCGGCGGGCATATGTACGAAGCCTTTACCGATAGCTAGTGCTTTACTAACTGTGAGCGATGCACCTGTGGACTCATCCTGTACTCCAAGATTAAAGGTGAACTTTAAAAATGGATTTACAGCACTACCCGATGAATCAAAAACCGATGTAACTACCGCTTTTTGATTTTTAAATAATTCGTAGGGAGATGATCCGTTTCGGATAGTTATCTCGTCACCTTTTTGCAGGTTATGACCTGCACCGATATTCATGGTAACCACTCCGTTTGCGGCAGTTGCTGATGTGTCGGTAAAGTATTGAGGGCTTGTGTATGCCCCTTTGCTCACTCGGGTAAAGTCTTCAAAGAATTCAACCTGTGCGCCACTTACATTGAAGCT